GAGGGTTCTTCATAGAAGTCCCCATCTTCTCCATATCCTTACGGGCCTTTTCGTTATTATCCTGTCTCTTCTTCATGTTGGTCTCAAGGTAAGAAGAATCTTTTGTCTTCTTCTCGATCAAGGAAAGAATACCTTCTTTGATAGCCTTTCTCTCTTGAGCAATCAGGGCTTCATGAAGTCTCTTGCTACTACGATCTTCATTGGAAGTGTTATGAAAGTTCTCTTGAACTTTCTTAGACCTTCTATAACCAAGGAATCTTTCTACAGTATGACCGTTCTCAAGAGCAGCATCAAATGCTTCTCCAATATAGTCAATCTTTTGTGACTTGAGATCAGACTGACTGGTCTTCAGGGATTCACTCAAAATGTCAGCAATGATATCAGAAGATTGATTGATATCAAGACTAAGTTCAAACATCTCTTCCAGAATCTCTTCAGCAACTTCCTGAAGATCAGAGGAGTTCAGTTGGTTGAACTGCATATCAGAAATGAGATCTCTAGACTCACTCAACTGATCACTAACTTCAGAACTGTGTACAGCTGAATAAGCTCTGTACAGATTACTCATATCCGACATGGTTTTAGTTCTAACAACTTTCTATTACCATTATTTATATTTAAGAGTTTCTATAGTTTAGAAAGTACTTCTTTGTAAATGTTTTCTGCAATTACTTTCATCATGAGTGGTGGGACCATTCTACCAACTCTTTCAGACTGTTGAGAATATGTACCAGTCAAAACAAAGTCATCAGGAAGTGATTGAATACGTTTCAGTTCTGGAACAGTCAATGGACGATCTTCGTTCCAATGAATCAAACCACCACTGGCAGTAAGAGTTGGAGATGGTTTTTTTAAAGAGACTCTCTTTGTATTAAAACAATGTCCTTTAGGGTGATAATCCATACCAGTCAAAACTTTATCTGGATTCTTGGGCATCTTACTGATAACATTTTTGTATATGTTACTACTCACCAACTTTTCAGTAAGAGTTTTAACATCTTCAGAATTATTCTCAACACCATCAATGATATCGGAAATTGTAGTTGATTCTTTTGAAGGTCTGGGAAATATACTATTGACCCCAGTAATCAACATTCCGATCTTATCTGCAATATCTTCACGAACTCCGATAAAGATAAGTCTCTCCCTTCCTTGTCCCACACCATGATTTGATGCTTTCATTACTTTAGAAGTAACTAAGTATCCAATTTCTGTAAATGCATTTGTAATCTTTGCATAGTATGTTTTAGCTTCACCAACAGTCAATCCTTTGACATTCTCTGCAACAATTACTTTTGGTTGAATGTCTTTTGCTATACGGATATATTCAAAAAACAAATCTTCAATATTTTCAACTTGTTTACCGTCAGAATAAGTTTTTGTCTTTCCCCAACCATCAGAATGTTTACCACTAACTCTAGTGGTGTAGGTGTTTCCAAACAAGTCTACCCTCTCTTCTTCATAGATGTTATGACACATAGAACCTGCAACAGAGAATGCAGAACATGGTGGAGAACCATCGAGAATATCAAGTTCTCCTTGCTTGAGACCAGTGGCTTCAAGAAAGTCTTTACCTGTCAACCCCTTAATATCACCAGGTAAAATAGTAGTAGATGGATAATTCTCGGAATAAGTATTTCTTGCCTCTTCTACAAACTCATTGATACAAAGAATCTTACCACCTGCAAGACGATAACCAGTGGACGAACCACCTCCACCAGCGAACGTAGAAATAACAGTGAACTTCTGTTGAGCTTCACCATCATAGACATCTTGTAATTTGTAGGGAAGTTTCATGAGAACTGTTTCTTATAGTGTTTAGTGTAATATGTTTTTGGAGAATCTACAATGTCTTCGTAAAGAGATTTGATTCCCATGCCATCCTGAAATGCTACCTTCTTTCTATCAACAATATCATCTGGGAGTTGACCTCTAAATGCCTCTTGAAGAATTGCTTTAGGTCTAGACTTACCATCCCAAACAGTATCTTGACTGAGACCAAGTGCAGTTTCTACTAGTTGAGTATTCAAGAAAGGTAACCTACATTCAATACCGTACTTCATAAAGATCTTATTGCATCTTGTAAAGTTCTTACGGTGTTGTGAACCAAAGAGTCCGATTCTATAGTCAGTCCAACCTTTATCCTTAATACCATGGTAACTCATGCCATAGGATGCCCAGAGTTCGTCACTACCTTCACCTGACATAATCACCTTGAACCCATCTTCATGGATTCTTTTTGCAAGTTGAATACAAGGATATCCAATCTCTACTTGGGCCTTATATGGCATCTCAATGGTATTGATAACCTCATTAACATCATCGATGGTAGGTGGTTGAACTATAACTTCTCGGAGTTCAACTCCCAAATATTTAGCAACTTTTCTAGCAGACTTTAAATCTTTTGAATTCTCATCATGGACTGCAGTATATGTCACCAAGTTTGGAATGTGTTTAGATGCAATGAGAGTTGTGATAGCAGAATCAATACCACCAGAGAGTAAACATGCAACAGGAACATCAGCAACAGTTCTTTCAAATGAACCCATCACAATGTTTCTATAAACCATCGCTCTAGAATCATTAAAGTTCCATGTAGAAGTATCTTCAATATGTTCTCTGATGTTATACCAGTATCCCTCTTTTACAGAGTAATCAGATGAAACCTTAATAAATGATCCAGGTTCCAACATTTTAACTGTTTGACCAATTTCACCTATTGCTAAAAGACCTTTGATCTCTGAACAGAAAGAAAATGATGGAAAGAGACCTGTAAGGAGAGAGTAATGAAGAGGAACTTCTCCATGACGATCTCTCACAATAGTAATAGAACCATCTCCTTGAGTAAATGCAATGGCAAACATTCCCTGAACTTTATTCAGTCCTTCAATACCATACCTATCCAAGATAGCACAAAGGACCTCAGTGTCACCTGAAGTCTTTGTTTCAATATTCAATTCTTCTCTTAACTCACGGTAGTTCCAAATGGTACCATTAAAGATCATGGTAGTGTTACCATAAACAAATGGTTGATTTGACTCACTACTAGTATCAATAATAGACAAACGAACATGTCCAAAATAAACATTGTTCAATTGAATTACTTTTTGATTATCTGGTCCTCTATGAATAATAGCGTCTAGACCTTCTTCAATTTGTGGGATATCAAACCCACCAATAATTCCACACATTACTTAATTGCAATAACTCCAACGAACTGATGATTTCTCCAGAAGATCTGACAGTCTTTGAAACCAGCGGACATGATCATATTGTTCAGTTCCCACCAGGTATTAGGTTTCAACATGTCACGGAGTTGTTTCTCTTTATCCATGATTTGTTCGGCAGAGAAAGTCTTTCTCTTGTAATCATAATGGTTGAAGGTAAGAAGTTCTTGGAAGAATGCATTCTCACACATCAACTTCTCTGCAAAGATAAATGCACCACCTTCATTGATACCATTATAGATCTTATTGATAGTCTCCTGTCTGGTAGTCTTGGGCATGAACTGCAGAGTGAATAGTGAAGTCACAAGAGAACAGTTCTTGAACTCATAGTTAGTCACATTCCCACGAACCCATTCTAACAATGCACTAGGGTATTCTTTACGAACTTCAATATGACGTTCCTCAAGATCATCATAGAAACTACCAGCAAGTTCTACACCCACATAATGTGCATACTGACGATTAGGATTGTTACCAATAATCATCTTGGTAAGTTTACCGGTCGAACATCCAACATCAACGACTTTAGTATGATCCTCCACAAAGTATCGAGAGAACGATACAGTATCTTCCAGAAGGTTTGAATATCCACGAATACTATCGTTGATATGGTTATCAAATCCTTCGGGAGAATGTGCAAATGAGAAGTCGTATGTCATACATCTCCTTCTTTACGGTTCTCTGAATGGTGGACATCAAATTCTCCACCAGGATATGTTGAGTAGTCAAGCTCCGCGGTCGAAGTGACTCATATGATCAAGGGAAAAACGGCCTGGGTTGAACACTTACGTTGTACCCGCCACGGCTAGCCGGTTTGTCTTTCTTCACGGTAATTTTCATAAGAATCTTTCAGTATTGCGTGATTCAACAGGGTGGTAGCAAGCATTTCACCGGTTTCAATATCCAGAACGCTTGTGCGAACCCAATAGGATTCTGTACGTCTGCTCTCGCTCAAGGCGATGATCTCTCTCTCGAGCACATATTCCTGATTAACGAATAACGGGCCTTTGACCATCCTTATTTCCTGATCGGCGAACAATCCAACAGAGGGACCCTTAATATAAAATCCGGCGCTGCCACTGGTATATTGGGTTAAAACACTGATCATCTCCAATGGGATAATTGCCTGACCCCA